TGACCTGCGGCTACCAGTGAGTCACGCTCCCTCTGCGCACGGACTTCGGGGAACAGCTGGGAAGACCAATCTCCCACCTGCTCCGGTGACAAGGGATCGATGCCCTCTCCACCACCAACAGCAGTGGCGCGAAGCTCGACCGGGACAAGACCCGGCTGAAGAGACGCAAGCGTCTCCTCACCCTTGGGATCGTGCTCCAGGTAGTTGAGCCAGTGATCCTTGCTGGCTGGAGCGATGCGGCCGTCACCCATCGCAGCGTTCACGATCTCCTCGCGCTTCATCTTGCGATGCTCTGCGATGAAGTCGCGGGACTCGTTACTCGCTGCGACAAGGCCGTCGTACTGCGCTTTGTCCACCAGGACGGTGCCGGGAGGCAACGCGCTCGCTGCGACTGCGGGCAGAGCGGGTGGCTCTGCTACAGGCGCAGGCGGCTCTCCTACGGGCACTGCCGGAGCGGGAGGCTCTGCCGATGCCGCTAGTGCTGGCACTTGCGGCTCGAGAGAAATGCCCGTTGCGGCATTGAGCTCGCGGAGGGTCTCCTGAACCTGCTCGTCGGTTGCTTCCTCCGGCAGGCCCAGGCGCTCGCGGATCTGCTTGGGATCCATCGAACCTCCTGTGTTGGGTAGTGGGAGACTTTCCTCCCTCGTGTTCCAGCTGGCAGCGACGGTTCTGCCGACAGCTAGTGTTGCTGCTACGTACGAGGCAGCAGCCTTGTACGCCTCGACCGTCTCTGGGATGTAGTCGATGCGAACCGGCTGCGGATCGCCGAAGCTGACTTCTCCCTGGTCTGACTCGAAGGACAGCTTGAACAGCTGGCCCGACTCGTCGTCTTCCACAACGAGCTCGTTCGGATCGATGAGGATGGCCTGGATCCACCACCAGTTCGCATCCTTGTTACTCGGAACGTAGTCGGTGTAGAATGATCTGCGCACGTCGTCCAGGTTTGCCGACGCGGCAGTCCTTCTGCGTAGTCTCACTGGATCACCTCCAGTCGCATAGAGCGCCGGGTCGAAGACAACGGCATCCGGCACCTCTTCACCGTAGAACTGAGGAAGATCCTCTAGCACAGAGATGCCCGGCCATTCGACACCGAGCAAGGAGCAGGCGGAGATCACGAAACGCCACCGCTTGCCCATCTGACTTTCCAGCTGATGTCCCTCTACCTCGAACGCAGGCACATTACTGTAACCCTCGACCGAGCGCGAAGGATAGGCTGTGGGCATGATGTCCGCCAGCCACTTGGGAACGCCGACATAGTCAGCGTACACCGCCATGCCGTTATCCGACAGGCGGAGATTGGTTGCTACGCCAAAGCTCGGCGAGCCATCGAAGGTGGTGCTGTCGTTGAATCTGGGATCCACATGCCCGATCTTCAGCCGAGGACGAGGAATACTTGGGTCCTCGTTCGCGGCCATGACAGCATCACGCAAGTCCTCCGGTGTGAATGTCTTCGGACCCGTGCTCAGCGAGTACTCCACTCCGGCGTGCAGGATCGGCACATTTGCTACCGTAACGAGCGTCGGCGCAGACGATGCCATGACATCAGGCTTCCTTCTGAACTTACTCAGGAAGGAGGCCTTAGTCGCAGGGGAACCCGAGGAGGGAGCGCCCGACGGGTCCCCTGCGGCTTTAACCGGCTGAAACGACTGCGGAGCCGGGTTGGCAGACTCTGGGTACTCTCCCCTCGGTACTTGTTGCTGCCCAGGCGCGAGTTCCTGAGGCTGCCTTGGCACTCCAGGACCCACGATGATGTTGGGTCTAGGAGTACTGCGTTGAGGTAGCTGGTACTTGTAACGAATCGCGTTCTCCAGTTCCTCGTCCATGATGATCACGCCGCGCTGCACCAGCTGCGACAGTTGCTCAACTCCCAGGCTGTCCTCACTCGTGCGCTCCCACGTGATCTTGGGGACAAACTCTTCATCCTCGCCGTAGTTCCAGTCAACGATGTCTTCGATGACGTGCTCGTTGACTACGTCGCAGTACCACTGTGCGATGTGACGCTGAGCGACGAGGAAGAAGTCCTCGAACGTCTCACCCAACGCATAGCTGCCGACATGGGAACCACCCTGGGCCAGGTTAGCGAGCATCAACATGAAACGACGAGCCATCGCCTCGTCGTATCGCTTGATGGTTGCGTCGATGTCAGAGCCAGAACCCTTGGCGATGTGTAGCGAACTGCCATAGGGAACGGCGCCACCGGCAGTCTCGCCGATGCGGAACTGCTGCATCATCTGGCCCAGGTCCTCGATTTCGGTCATCGTTGCACCCTGAGGACCTACGGCATATGGGACACCGCCGGCACGCTCGTGGTTGATAGCCTCCACGCGCATGAGGCGATCTTTCAGCACCCAGTCCTTGAAACAGTCGCGCATCATGCTGCGACCATGCCAGTTGTAACCCTCCATCTGGAAGATGAAGCCTGTCAACCGATCAACCGGAATCGGCGGTGCGAAAGACGACAGCGCTGTTGTACCAAGGAACTGACTCCTACCAGCCCACTGAATCACGTTCGCCAGGCTACCGTCATCGTTCACATTCATTTGCGCGATCGTGCGCGGCATGATCGGGAACATCTTCCGCAGCCGCCACTTGCCATCTACGACCTCACCATTCTGCTCGAAGAACATGTGACCGTAGACAACCGACAACATCGCCTGTAGAACCAGCCTGGCGTGACTGAACCTACCCTTCATTCTCCCTTGCGGGTGCTGATCCTCTCCTAGGATGGGCAGGTTGAGATCCTGCGAGATCTCCTCTACCAGCGAGTCCTTCGCGCCATTCTTATCGATCACAAACCGCAGCTGGCTGATCCCCCACATCACCGCCGTCAGAAGAGCAGCCAGCTGGGAATCCGTCCGCATCTGCTCAGCCGTCCAGATGCTGTTCGGCCAGAACCACTCCGGTACCGTCTCTTGAAGATCGACAAAGTCATGCCATGGAGCCACGCTCCCAGTCGCCGGGTTCAGACCGACGCCGTAGTTGAACGGATCGGCGACACCGATCAGGTTCACAGGCGGACGTGCGCCCTGACGAGTGGTTATGCGTGGACGGCCGACGGGAGGCATTACCAGTTGTGAATCAAGAAGATCAGGAAGATGACAGCGATGCTAAGCAACGCGAGCTCGCTTAGTCCATATGTGCGGTTCATTGTGCTGGCCACTCCTTCGTTTCATCATCTAGATGTTTCGGAACGTGATGATACTCGCTCCACTTACGGCAAAACGAGAAGGCACCTAACACGACCACCACACACAGCGCAAACATCATGCCCACGATGGACACGATAAGTGTATTCGTGCTCAACTTTTCACGCATGTGTAGATGGTGGTCTGCCCACCTGGGGCGTTGAAGAGAACAGCTTTGAACGTCGAGCCGATCGGGCAGGACTCCGCACCAGGTGAGCCAGGATCACCCTTGGGCCCAGGCGGACCAGCGGGACCCGCCGGTCCCTGTGGGCCAGTACCCGTGGGAATGTCAACGGTGACGGTTGAAGTCGGTGCCTGACTACCCAGCCCGAGCGCTATTGAGGCCAAGTAGCCGGTACCAGCTGCAAGCACACCGCTAGCCGTCATCAGCGCAATGGTCCCCTTACCCATCCTTCAGGACTCCCTTGTCAGACTGAAGCATCTCTTCCCGCATACCGATCCCCTTCATGAAAGAGTCGATCCGCTCTTGGCAATTCTTGTCACTGCGCTTGGCCTCATAGCGAAGCGCAGCCCACCCGGTGAGCACGCTGCCGATACCGGAGATGAAGGCTGCAATCGCCGCGAGTGCGTCGCCGTTGAGTTCTGCAATAACCACATCACGTCACTCTTTCACCCGTACGAAGACCGTTCCCTGCGCATTCGCGTCACGCTGACGACGCATGACCTCGCCACCGTTGGAGTTGTTGCTAGTGCTCGTGTTACCCTCGATGGCATTGAAGACACGACCGCTCGTCCACTTCTCGAACAGGCCGATGTGGTCATACTCACCGTTACGGTCCCAGTCGTAGCAGACCAGGTCACCCGGCTTCGGATCGCTCGTGATCGAGAGACCGTTAATCCCCATACGTGCGTCGTTAACGATGTACGGTACATATGCGTACTTCTTACCCTTCACAAAGCTCATGGTCGGATGACCACCCGTCTGGTCGGACCAGGTACAGAACATCGCACACCACGGCCCTACCATACCATACCACTGCGTGTACGTGCACTGGTTCGAGTTGGCCGGACTCTCCTTGGTCCCTATCTGGGTAATCGCGCGCGAGAGACGAGCCTGCGCTGCGGCTGGCTTGGTCGGCGGTGGTGCAGGCTCACTTCCCTTGAACTCATCCCAGGCAGCGTTGATGAGCTCGACGGCTCGTGCATCCATCGCCATCTCGCCTGCGTGTGGCAGACCCTTAGGGATCTTGATGGAGCGCAGAGTGTTGAACGTCTTCTCACCCACGTAGCCGGTATCCGGCTCCATGTTCTGCTGCCTCTGTACACCGGCGATACCGGAGTCGATCACATTCGGACCCTTGCCATGGCTGAAGTTGTTACTGAACTGCTGGTCGAACGCCTGCCACTTCCAGCGTCCTGCCCGTGATACGGTGCGTTTGTATGCCTCGACGTCAGGACCATCAACGGAGGCTGGGTATCCCTTTGCGTCTGGCGGATAGAGCGGACGCGGAAAGCCTCTCACGGCGACCATTGGGCCGCCAGGATATGCTGTCTCATACCACTCTGTCACGTTGTTGCTCCTCCCATCGGCGGTGGCGGTTCATCCTTGCCACCCTTCTTCTTGTAGAGATACCAGCTGATACCAGAGATCAGCGCGATGGCCACGCCCGCCGGAATGGCGATGTAGACATCGGTTGGTACGTCCGTCGCCAGCAACTATTTCTTGACTGGTTGTGCCTTGGGGTTCTTGGGCACAGACGGCATGGGCACCGTGCTGGACTTGCCGCCCTTGGGTGATGCTGGATGAGCCATGTTCCCTCCTCACATCCTCTTGTGTAGCAGATCGCCTGTGATCGTTGAGGTCGATGAAACCTTACTCATGTCAAGAACGCTGACAGCGCTGACAGTACTGAGTATGGCGGCGTCAGCGTGATCCGGGGAGGGGAGTCCACGCTCACGCATGTCCTCTTTTGTCTCCACGAAGATCCTGCCAGCACTGTCAACGTTCCATTTGACCGACCCTAGTTGGGCGGCCAGGGTCTCATCGTGGGGATCCAGGTCGATGAGACCATCCTCCATGAGCTCGCGGAACGTCCACCACACTTCGGAGCGTCTGTTCTTGAACTTCGCTGGATTCGCAGCAGCCTGGCTCCCTTGGTGTGGCGCCACCTTGAGACGCTGCTCCCGCAAGCGGTCGTACACGCCAGCCCCCACTCCAATGATGTCAATCGTCGCCGGTGGCTCGTTGTTACCGTGCGAGAGCATCCACCGCTTGATCTTACCGGCAGACGTCATCGTGTCCGTCTTGGACCACTTCTCGGTCAGCCGTACAACGCCGTCACGATTGCGGTAAATGCAGGAGTGATCTACCCCGTAGCGCGCTATGTCAACCCCGTACCGGCCCAGCCCCAGCCCCGGCAGGTCGCGCTTCCAGCACTCCTGTATCAACGCGGGCGAGATAAGGTACTCATCGCTGACGTCTGGGAACTCACCGTCTACCTTGGCAACCCAGGTCGGTGAACCCTCACCCCACTCCTGACGCGCTGTCTCAACCCAGATTTTACTGACAAGGCTCTCGATGACCTCGTCGCCCATATACTGCCCACACACGGCACACATGTGGTCGCCGGTGAAGTTAGGCGTGTCCCAAACAGAGATCTGGATAACGTTCCAGCCTGACCCTGGCTTACACACACTGGCGAAGTGGCTGTTCGGATCGTCTGGGTTTCCCAGGGCAAGCACTCGCGCGTTCTCGTTGGTGACCAGCGCCAAAACACTGGTCCAGAGGGAGAGTGGAATCCCACAGGCTTCATCAAGCACCGCCAAGAAGTAACGCGAGTGGATGCCCTGGAACGTATCCTCGTCGTAATCAGCTGGCTTGCGACCCATGGCGATGAGCTCCTCGCTCTGGTCGGCACGCCTGGTGCCTTCATCGCCCATGTGCCACTGACAGTCGAGGGTGATCCTTCCCCGCAAGTCACCCTCACGATGACGACGACGGATCTCCCGCCACAGGATCGCTTGCACCTGCGGCCATGAAGGCGCAGTAGTGACCGCGAACGCTGTTCCTAGCTGATGTACGTCCAAGTACCAGGCACAGGCACCGCTACCCGTGAATGACTTACCGGGACCATGGCAAGACTTAACCGCAGT